TATTGAACGTCTCATCCTCTAAGAGTTCCTGTGCCTTGCGGCCAGCGCGAATTACTTGATCTGTCATGCCATTCCAGGTTGGTTGATGGTTGCCTCTCGATTCATGCTGGTAGCAGCTTGAATCTCAGCGTTGCTAATCTGTGCGTTGTACTTTAACTCAATTTCATATTTCTTTAGTAGTCCATCCTGAGCCAACTGGTCACGCCGGAAATCATCATCGCGGATCATCTGCTCGCGCTTGAGTTCCAACTCGGCCGCCTTCTTCTGAATATCGGCCTCAATGGACTTGGCCTGGACCTCGGCCAGCACTTGCTCTGGAGTCGGTTTCTCAGGTGGTGGCGCTGGTGGCTGGTAGTCGGCTGGGATGTCGTTAAAGAACTGACTGGAGTCCTTGAACCCGCTGATTTCCACAATCTTGCGCAAGGTGCTGGCGTACATGGACGGGCTTACCAGCGGGTTTTGTGGGCCGAGTTGCGTCAGCGCCTCTTGCTGCTTGGCACTAATCATCATCAGAGCCTGCAGGCGCTCATTGGTGTCGCCGTTGCCCAGGCCGATGTTGATGCTCACGTCCATGTTGGCGTTCCAGGCGCGGGGATCAATCTCCACAAACTGGTCTCGCAGGCGAATCATGCGAGGCTTGTCCTGGTGGGTCACCATCAGGAACAGGATGCCCTTAAACAGCTTCTTCATACCCTCGGCCATCATCCGCGCCGTGAGTTCGATGCGGCCTTGGGATGCGCTGATAGTTGCGGCCACTGCCGCCTTGGTGCTGGACTGCAAGGCGTCGGCGTTCAGACCCATCGCGGCCTTGCTCATGCCGGTGCGGTCTTCCTTGATCTGGTCAATGTAGTCCAGCATGGGGAAAGCTGCCTGCCCGACAAACGGGCTGGAGAACGGTTGCACCATACCAGGGGCACGCATACGAATGATCGCGCCCGTCTCGTTGTTCAGCACGTCATCCATGTTGACCTGGCCCTCGACCACCGCGGTGCGCGGGTGGATGGACTGCGCCAAAGAATCCAACGTGTTGCGCAGGATCTCGGACTTGATCTCCTGGATGTCGTGCGTGATGTCGAATATGGACATCGCCTCGATGGGGCTGGTATGTGGCTCAGGATCGCAGGGGAAGTCTACGAATGGGATGTAACTCGCCGGCAGATTACGCACGACCTTGTAGCTGGAGCCCATGCAACAGATTTTCCGCAATTCTGGGATTCCATCACCGTCGTAGTCGATGCGCTCGTACGCCTCGATGTACAGGACGCGGCGCTGCATTGGGTTGGCGCTGTCTGTCTGTCCGATGGCCGTTGCCAACGGCTGGCGTGCCAGGTACTCCTCGTTATCGTCCAGGTCAGAAGCGGTGACGTTGTCCAGCACCTCGTCCTCGTCGTATCCCATCGCCACCAGTTCGGCAACAGTCGCCATCTTGCGGTGCCCGATCAGGCTGCAATCGTCAAAGGATCGCGCTCGGCGGTCAATCAGCAACTCCTCGGGCGGCACTGCCATGATCTTGATGCGGCCGTCCTTGGTGACGCGCTTGATCTGAACGTCATGCAGCATGGGTGGCGGTGGGGGAGGCATCATCTGACCCGTCATAGGGTCAATCATTGGCTGCATGGGTGGCGCGTCAGGATCAGGATAAGACACTACGATCTTCACCTCGGCCTGCTCCTGCATCAGTATTTGCAGGGTCTGGTCATCCAGGCCAGAGAAGTCGGTGATCTCCACCTTCTCGGAGTCCTCCCACCAGAACTTAGCAATACCGCACTTCCGGACCAGCGAGTCCTTGAAGATGGCGTAGGTGGTCATAAAACCGTTGTTGTCACGGTTAAAGATGAAGTTCGCGTAGTCGGTGGCCTGCTTGGCGTACTCAACATCTGCCGGTGTCTCGGGGACGTACTCGACAGTGTTCTCGCTGGAGAAAAACACCCGCATCAGGCTGGGCATCATGGCCGATACGGTGTCGCGCACCTCCATAGCCACTACCTGGGAGCGCCCATCTTCCTCGTTCCCGAACGGATCTCCACGGTAGTAGGCCGTCCCCATCGCCCGTACTGGCGATATATCGGAATCGATATAACTGACGGCGTCTGTCAGGTCCTGCCCGATGATAGCCTCCAGTTCGGTGTCATCCATTGGCTCTTGGGCGACCACGTCGGTGGTCACTGGCATATCGTTCATGTTCATACGGGTATCTTTCTAAGTACGACGTACATACTATCCACCGCCCGAGGCGTGCGTAGCAACTCGTCTTGTTCCAATTCTAGGGTCTTCCCATACTCTGAGAGACGGTAATCCAGGTGCGTCATCTCAAACCGGTAATCCTTCCATCCCAAGTACCAGTGCCAGGCGCAGTAGTACACCCAAGAATTCTCGTTGAATGCTCGGACATGAGTCGGGTCCTGCCAAGCGCCTAAACCCAACTCGTAAGGCACGACGATATGCATCTCACCGCCTTCTGCCAAAAGATCGCGGCAGTTGGTCATGGCCTGTACCAGTTTGGGAATATGCTCCAAAACGTCAAATGCAATGATGCGCTCAAAGCCTTCGCGCTTAATTGGGACGTAGTTGTCCTTCCAACGAACGATTCCTCCAATGTGCATATCGGAGATGTCCACTACCCAGTCAGCGCCTACGTCTGGCCGGATGTCAGCGTTGATGGCGTCATCCTTGTAGTCCCGTCCGGACCCCAGGTTAAGAGTTAAACCAGCGTTGGACATACTTGTGGCGGTGTTTCATAAGCCAGGGCAGAGCCTGGTTGGTTAAGGATTCAGCGTTCACGCCCACCGTCTGGCTCCCGACGTGGTGGACGTAGGACGCTGAAACGAAATTCTCGTACCCAAGTTCCTCCAGATCGGTGCATTGCACGTCATCCGAGTACCAGTTCAATGGTGGGAATGGGCACTTGGCAAAGGCATCTGCACAGATCCAGGCGAATATGGGTGATATGACATCTGCGCGCCTAATCTTGGATTCGGACGTGAATCGGCACATATCGATGGCCTCACCCTCCGGATTCCAGCGAATATTCTGCAGCGCACGCGCTGAATCGCACCTTGCGGCCACCCAACCAGGGTTCAGACTCAGGTCGCTGACGATGTCAACGTCATCCATCAGGACGCGGTAGCTGGTGGGAGTCAGGACAATATCGTCATTCGCCACCACGACAGAGTCGAAATCCTTCAATGCGCAGTTGATGATGTCGTTGTAGTCCTCGCCAAAGTTGCGGGGTTGGCCGATCATCTTCACGTCGGCATCAAAACGCTCCAGGACTGACGCCGGACCGCGCAAGTACACGGGAATCTCGGGGCAGTACTCGCGGATAGACGCCAACATCACCGCCAGGTTCTTGCCGTGGACGGTGCTGATGGCAATGGGCGCTATCACTTCGCCTTGTTCCTTGCGGAGATGGCCTTCGCCTTGGCCTTGGCGTCTGCTTTGGATGACGCTCCCCAAGCGTTCAGACTCAGCAGCAACCTGGTCGGCTTACCGTCCTTCATCTCAGGGCCAGAGTTGCCGGCCATCCGTGCTAAGAAACTCGCACGACGCGGGTTATCGCCTGACTTCACTGGTGGCTTGATGTCCTGGCCTGCAGCCTTCAAGCTGGCGCGGCCCTTGGCGTTCAACCCGCCTTTGGGGTTTTGCCCTTCTTTGCGCTGCCAGGCCGCGGTCACTTCTTCACCGGCTTGGCCGTCTTAGCCGCCTTGCGAAAGTCGGCTGCACTAGGCGCTGCCTTTGTGCCAGGCTTGTTCATCTTCTCGCCGGAGCCAGCCTTGATGCGCTTCTGTTTGGCGTTGATGTTTGCGTAGAGTCCAGGTTTCGCCATCTTCATGTCATTGCCCCAAGTTAGTGTCTACCGATTCCGTATCGCCGTCATTAGGCCCGCCCACCACCCACGCATCGCAAGTCCGACTCGCCGCGCACTTGAAGTCAAAGATCTCGCAGTATCCGAGATCAGCCAGCGCAATCGTTCCCCAAGGATCTGCTTCATTTCCAATTCCTTTCGCAATGCATTGCTTGATTGAGTCCTGCACGTTGAAAGCCGCGCAGTTACCGCAACGGCTTTTCTTCGCATCATCCACGCTCACGTCCCAGGTATCAGCCTTCTTCTTCCAGTAGGCCGTATTTGGCAGTGCTGGATTCTCAGGGCCGTAAGCGGCAGTGGTAATCGCCTTGGCGCGGTTCTTCAGATTCAGCACTACGTCCTGGGTAGGTGTAGGGCACTTCGCCACCTCGCTGGCCGGCGTCATCATCTGATTCATCGCAGCCTGGTATTTGCCAGGTACGTCGCGGGTTTGCGTTGCCATTACATTTTCCCCTTCATAGGCTTCGACTTACCAGCCTCAGAGAGCGCGATAGCAATCGCCTGCTTGGGATTCTTCACGACGCGCTTGGTCATGCCCGAGTGCAGCTTACCCGCCTTGTACTCGCCCATCACTTTTGCGATCTTCTTCGCGGCCTTCGTAATCTTCATGGTTTCGCTCCTTCAGAAAATAGGTTGTTGGCACTTCCCTGCACACTTAAAGGTGGAACACGTCCACCAGCGTCGCGCCGCTTTCGCAGGATTACCAACACGGCTGTGGCCTTGGGGCGCACTTCCAGACCTTCCCAAGTCTAGTGTGCTAAAGCCACATGCGTGTTAGCTCATAGGCGCAATTATGCTACTCGCGGAAGATTCCTGCGCAACGGTTTATTCCAGGATACTTTAGCACCGCCGAATGCACCTATCACCGCGTCTGATGCAAACGTCAGGCAAAAGGCGTCAGCGCGGTCCGGACTCGGGAATCCGCGTTTCCTGATCTCGTCCTTACCCTCAATCTGAATCTTTCCGGAGCTGGTGAACGAATACCGCACGATGGCCAGCTCTGCCACCAAAGCCTCGTCCTTGGGCATTTTGCAGTCCCGCCCTTCCAGCCAGGCTTTGGCCTTGTGCCACAACTCAGCCTTCAGATTCCGGTAGGTCGCGCCCATTGCTGGTGATTCCGAGACGTTGATGCCGCGACAAGGCAGATTCAACTCTTTGAGCCGGTCAACCACTCCAGCACCCAGGCCGATGCTGTCCACCAGGATCTCCATAGGTCTCTCTGACGGTGGCAGAGCCTCGTACTCGGATACCACCGCGCCGGTGAGTTGCATCAGGTCCAGATTCTTCCAGGTCTTGATTGGCTCGGTCACGGCGTTACCCTTGCGCTTGCAGAGTGCCGATCGGTCACTCCCGAACCTGGCAACGTCCAGACCCCAGACCATTGGCGCTGACTGGCTCGGCTCAACGTCTCGCTGCTGCGCCATCTCCAGTAGCTCCATAGGGATGACAGTATCGTCATCTGAGCGAGGAAACTCTCCCAGCACGCGAATCCGGTAGGCGTTGGACTCCTCGCCGTAACGTGCTGCCATCTCACCGAGATACGCCTCGGAGACGCGGGGGGAGTCGGCGCAACTCACCTTCATCGTCACCCAGTCATCCTTTAGCCGGTTGTGGGTGTCGTAGAAGAAACCGGTACTCCGCACCGGATTACCCAGCAGCAGGGTGACCGCTTTGTGACCCGACATGGAGCCGGCCGCAGCCTCAAACACCGCCTCTGGGATACCGGATGCCTCATCTGCCACCAGCATGACGTTGTCGCTGTGGACGCCTTGGAGCGCTTCGGGCTGCTCGGCTCGACTAGTCCTGGCCGAGATGAACGCCTCGTTGGGCGCTTCCTTCACCTCGACCCTGTCCTGCTTGACGTCTAGCTGGTCGGCCAGCATCGGCGGTAGCTGCTTAACCCACCGCTTCAGTTCCGCGAACAGGGCGTCGTAAAGCTGGCTTGACGTTGGCGCTGTAACCACAATCTTGACAGGGAACCGCAGGAACAGATACCAGAGCATTGCCCAGGCGCTGGCGGTTGACTTACCCACACCGTGTCCGGAGCGTACGCTTATGCGTCGGTTTCCGGCCGCGATGTGATTCAGAAACTCTACTTGCCAAGTATCAGGCTCGGTGTTCAGCACCTCGCGCACAAACAGCACAGGGTCGTTTCGGTAGCGCAGGGCGAACTCAATAAACGGGTTCTCGGGAACTTCCAAATTTTTTTTTGTAGCCATAGTGCGCAATCAGGTGGGGGGTAGGGGGTCAGGGGAAACGTGGAATCGGTAGGTGTTTAGGTGCTGCCACAACCGCCCCGCCGCCACGGCCAGACGGGGGGGGTCGGGCGGCCACGGACAGGTTAGTTCGTGCAGCGAACAAACGATCTGCAGCCTGTGGATAACTCAGCACGCTGCGCGTCCCCTCTGACGCTGGGCTGTGGTGCGCGTAACCCGTTGATTCCATTGATGATTATGCTGCGCATAGGCACTAATCCCACAATGTGTATTTGATACAGTGTCCATTATGTGAAGTTAGAACGGGTGTTTATGCGTGTTTCTGCTTAATCTTTAAGCAAATGCACTCAATCTGTGGATAACTTTGGCATCTGGTCTGTGGATAACTGCTCAACCACTTCGACGTGGCGCAGCGCCTCCATGCGTAAACCCTGGATGCTGACGTTGATCTGGTTGCCCTTCTCGACGCCGTACGTCTTCCTGTCCCAGCGTTCCGCTAGCCACTGGCGCGTTTTGATCTGGTAGCCAGGCTTGCCCTGGTTTGCGTCATCGACGCTGTCCGCAATGGTCACTAGCTCGCAAGCGAATTTGTCTGCCGCGAGTGTGCGCGCGCGCGTTATTTTAGCGCCATGATCGTTTTCATCTATCCACCTGTCGAGCGCACGCTTGCTGACACCCATCCCGATACAGATTTCCGAGATGGATTTACCTTCCTCAAACATCAGAAAGATCATCTCCTCATCGAGTTCGTTGAGCAATGCCACGTCACGGTGGACTTTCGGATTCCCAGGCATTACATGACCCTCCAAGCGTTTTTCGTTGTGGCAAGCACCCTGCGTAACACCTCGTCCCACAAATCACTTCCTGCGCTCATTCTTAGCCCTTTCTGCTGCCTTTGTGTCGAATAACTTACCGCCCTTGAATGGTTTGCTGATATCGATGTCGTTCTCCACCTCCTCAAACCCGCTGGATCCTTGCGGCGTAACTGGAACCATTGTCGTACCTGGCAGTGCTGACTTTATCTCGCGCACTTGTTTGAGTGTCGGACCGTTCATCACCAATTCCAATTCCGCGAGTGTCCAAATCGAGCGTTCTCCTCGCGCTTTACGAAACTGTTCGTACCAGGTCGCCATCTTCTTGTCCGTTACAACAACAAGCAAGCCGCCGTCACCCATCATGTATTCCATGCAATCGATTTTAGGCATCTGCTCAATGCCTGACTCAGTCGCCCACCTGGTCAAGGCCTTGTAGGCCGCGATCATTCCCCTGATGGCTTTCTCTAACCTTTCCTCATCACGCGCCTGGCTGGCCTCCCAGATGCGCTCCCGCTGCGCGTTGAACTTTCTGCGGAACTCGGCATCCACCAAGTCGATCACGCGGTCAATCCCGTAAACCTTCTCATGCTCCATCTTCGCGGTCTCCATCTCAACCATGAGCGAATGCTGGAACGCCTTGAACGGGTCAGACGGGAACTCATCCCTATCCGTAAGTTTCTTCGTAGTCATCCTCAACTCCTCATCTAGTCAACTTCACCATACCAACTTTCCGAGGTAGTCAACCTAGTTAACTTACTTCTTGCATTAAGCAAGAAGTTGTAAGTTGACTAGGTTTTTACCTATTCCTGT